GTTTCCCAGTCACGATCAAGCTCCAAAAGCAACCAAGCCTATTTGATGAAAAAGAAGGGGAAAGCAATGTTTAGTGCACGTTTCTTCATCGATTACAATATCGTTTTCGGCACTGACTACCAAAATTATGTGAAGCTTAAAAACGGCGATTGGTCAATTGGCAAGATGATTTATGATAAGAAGGAAAAATTTGATTTGGTTCAATTGTCTGAAATGATAGGAACCGGTAAGCAGAAGGAAGCATTACGGTTGATCGACCATCAGATCAGGTTAGAGCGTATGGCAACAGAATTTTCCAAGGTCAGCTTCCAACAATTAGACCCAATGTATGAGTTATTCTAATGGCTATCGATAAGAACAGATTAAAGGCATTTGAAGCGGATCTTTTATCCATCCTGGATGAACTCGGGTTTGATGATTTTTGGGAGATCTACGAAACTAAGCTTTTGGATTATGCCGCCCGAATAGTAGATGATATTTCCAAACCTGGAATAAGGGATTTAAAGCGAGAAACCAAGCGCCTTTTCAATCCTGAGATCCGGGATTATACCACTAAAATTTTCAACAGTTTTGGCAATGTCGTTGATCTTGTCAATACTTATTATAGCGAATTTGGTAGCAATATCAGCAGGGATATTACACGACTTCAGTCTATCGAGAGAGTGACGGCCACCCGATTGGGCGATTACGAAAAAAGAATTGCCAACGATATTGCCAATCAAATTAGAAAAGACCTTGCAACCGGGAGCAATTTCAAGAAGGTAGCAAAGAATATTTCCGGTTTCTCTGATCGGGTTAATTTCTATGCTGAAACCATTTCAAGAACTCAAGTGAAAGGATATAGTCGCGGGGGGAAGGAAGGTAAAGCAAAACTTGCCGAAGTAAATTTCTTTGAATATGTGGGAATCATTCAGAATAACACCCGGCCCTTTTGCCGGGTGCTAGTTGGTAAAACACATCACATCAAAGATATCAAGAGAATGAGAAACGGAAATTTAAGCCCGGTAATTACTTATTGCGGCGGTTGGCGTTGTCAACATGATTGGGAGCCTGACCCGTTCGCAAATGAGAGTAGCGGCGGAACATTACAAGAAATAGGAGATGGAAAAAACAAGGTGTTGATCTTCGCCCCCGGTGATATTTCAGATATCTTTGAGCCTAAAAAAGAAACGGGTTAAAGTATATGCTGGCGCTTACGATTGCACTTGCAATTTCAGTAGTTGTATTAGGGATAATAATACTAAAAATGATGGGCCGATGGTAACATGAATGATTTGAGTTTATACCAGTACATAACCGTTAATCCACTTCACATTTTGCCCAAGAGAGGCGACACAATTCTTGTTCCGGTTTTTGATCAAATATATCTAACACGTTTAGTAATTAGCGATTTCAGGCCGGTAAAAGTCCGAAAGGAATTTTCAATATTTTCATTGCGATTAACGGTAATTGAAATTGGTAATAAACTCACTGTTGTTGAATATCTCACCGGGTTAAATATTGTCAATGGAAAGATGTTTACTAAACCACATTTAGCAATAAAGCATGTTGAAAAGATTTTTGAAGGGTATGACGAAGTAAAGATCGCTAGAGTTTTAGAAAGCGCTCTATTTAAAATCAATACTACATACGAATCGGGCAAATGATAAACTTTGATAGATGGGAAGAATTTAGGGAATTCTTTGTTAATGGTGAGCGTTACCGGATTGACCTTGGTAAGAAGCACCCATTGAGCCGGATCATAACGATTCATGAAATCATCGATGTCAACCATATCGTTTATAAATATTATGATTTCTCTAATCACTATTGGCGATATCGTATTGAATGCGCAACCAGATTTTATCAATGGTATGTCAACGGAAAATTGTTTAAGGCAAGTAAGAAATAAGGGGAATAACTATGGTGGCTGTAATTAAGAAAAAGAAAGCTGATGAACCAATGGAAAGAATCTTTATCAGGTCTAGGGAACTTAGCAGATTAATGAATAAGCAGGAATTGTCAATGTTACTTGCCACAATTGAACACAATATAAAGTCAATAAATCTTCACACAACTATTGAAGATTATTGTGAATATAAAAAGTCCGTAAAAAAAAGAAAGTGAAGCTATGACAAAAGATAATTCAAATCTAGAATTAGATGTGTATGATTTGGCAATGATTCTGATGTTTTTAGGAATGAAACGGAAATCATTTGTTCAAATGGTCAATGCATATGAATGTTCGCCGGAAACCTATGTTCATCAACTCAACGAAAAATTAGAAGCATTGAAATCAAAAAAATCATCACCAATTATAATCGATACAGAAGGGATTAATAATGAGTAAACTTAATGAAGTTGAAGAAAGATTTGCTGAACTTTTTGAAGCAATGTCAGTTGAAGCGCATGGCATTGCAGTTGAAAAAGGATGGCATGAAAAACCAATAAACGATGTTGAAGCATTTTGCCTAATGCATTCTGAAATATCTGAAGCATTGGAAGCTTACCGGATCGGCGACCCGCCCGATGACAAGATTGATGAATTTAGTGGTATTGAGGCAGAACTCGCAGATTTGGTAATAAGGGTTATGGATTACTCAGCAACGAAAGGCTTTGATGTGTCTGGGGCGATAATTGCGAAGATGAATTATAATAAATCCCGGCCTTATAAGCACGGTGGCAAAAAAATTTAACTTGATGGTTCACCCCATCGCCGCCAATAAAAAAGGCCCGGAAGTAATTCCGGGCCTTTGGCGTTTACGGTGGCAAGCCGTAACGCTTGCGGGTTGATCGGGGCATCAAAAGGAGCGAATAAAAGCCCAAATAATCATTGGGATCGGACTAACCCAAACCCCCCGCCAATAGTAATACCAATCCTTTTGGCTATCTACTAGAAAGTGGCTCCAAGAGCCGTATTTTGTAGCGAGAAAAGGATCATACGCTTGCCGGATTTCATTCCATGATTGCAGCCAATGCGACACAGCTATACCAACAAGCAAGTAAAGAAGTTGCCACCATATATTGCCACCAAATACAGCCATGAGTATTACCCAGGTTGCATTGATGGCAATAAAGGCCAAGACTAAATGCCATTGATTGAAATGGAGTCCCCAAAAATAGGGCTTTCTCAAAGTTTGCACTTTTCTTTTTCCTTTAGGCGGCAAATAAATATTTGAATTTGGATTGGATATCGTCCCTGATTCACCTAAATCAGCTATCCAATCTTCCATTACTTTTATCCTTCATCGATAGGTGTAATCAGTAATCGAAACATTTAAAGCAATGATTGTTATCTGATTCGTTTGAAGGATTGTGCGGGCTTGAACTAATTCTTTATCTATGGCATATGAACCGGTTGAAGAATCATGCGGAAGAAATGTATAGTTATCCCGTAAGTACTGGTTTACCTGGCTGAGTAAATCCAAGTTATTGTTCTTGGCTTCTTCCTTATCCAAAATATCACTTTCCGTCATTACCAGTATATCAAATATATGGGTTGGCTCTTGGGCCATGGGATCACCACCGGCATAAAATACCAAGACTGCCGGCAACACTTCACAAAGCTTATTGGCATCGGAAACTTCCCCGGCATATTCCTTTAAAGTAGTAGATGGAAATTCAACCGTAAGATGTGCAATTAATGATTGTTGTGCCTTTAACATTATGCATCCCCCGTAAACCATTGATTCTTACCAAAACGGCGATCTTTTGCAGATATGGCGGGCAAGTCCTGATTAGCGCCTGTTGAGCTTTGATGCTTCCAATCAGAAAGTGTTTTAATAGTGTTCTCATAATCCCTAACGATTTGTGGCTTTTGCTGGAACTCCTGGTTGCCGTGTTTTATGCGAAAGCAGTTATACCGGACGATTGCCATATAGTGGCGCTTCTCGATATCTGAAATGGTGGTTTCGTCAACGGTTAAGTATTCGAGAAATTCGGCGTCGGCATCCAAAATTTTATCATCAAGGACTTGATCAGGAGTTTTGCCGGAATTGGGAATGGTGCAATATTTTTGCCACAGTTCGAATTTATTCTTTACGGCTGCTGAGTCCATTAAAGGCATTAGTTTGCCCTCCTGGTTAATTTCCTTAGATGGTTTGCAATGTCCTTTCCAACAAGATCAGTTAACATTTGATCTTCCTTTTGGTTGAAGTCAAAGAACACCCTTTTTACCTTATTCTTCCCGGCACCTAATTCATTATGATAGCTTGCAATTTCGGCTTTCTCGGGATCAGTAAAAACAAGTTCCACATCTTCAAGCTTCCGGCCAATAACATGATCAATGGAATTCATCATTCCATCAATGGTATTCATCTGAAGATTCACCCTGCCGGTAGGAAGACCCAACTTTTCACGGCGCTTTTTGTGGCCTTCACTATATGTTTGGTGTCCCGGTGAAGATCCGGGTAAGAATTTACCTTCCCGCGTACGCTTCCTTATCAGCCGTGCCCCGGCAAGCCCAAGGCGGTTTAATGTGGTTTGTGCCTGAAGCCCGTTTATAAGGCCAATCAGGGTATCTTTGATTTTATCAAACTCGCTCACCGGAAAAGCCTTCTTTTTGTAAAGATCCGCTTACGAAGGGAGTTGAAAGAATTATCAGTGACATATTGAAAGATCTTGATATAAAGGGTTGCCAGTGCATCCAGCCCATCAAGTTTTTTCTTGGACTTACCGAATGATAGATATTGGGCAACCAGTCTTTTGTAATCACTGCTTCCAAGAATCAGATCACTATAAAGGATCATGCCGGTTTGGTGTGGATGCACAAGATTCATTATCCTACTTTCCTTGTCTGCCGCCCGGTATTCTGTCGAACTATTCTTTGAAAGATGAAGTATAAGCGGCAAGGTTTTATGCCGCTCTTTAACCCAACCTTCATAATAGGGCTTTGCAAAACCGTACTGATTAAAGTCATTTTCAAAAAGAATACACTTGAAGTTTTTAGTGCGGTTTTTTACTTCATCCAGATAATCGAAGAAATCATAATATGGTTCTTTCCTGACATAAGTATCAGTAACAACAACTTCATTCTTGTTTGTGATGCCCCCGGTAATACATCCCTTGAAACATGCATTAGGGCTTTCCCCAGGGGAAGGATCAACCGCCGATATCGAAGCGATAATATCAATCAGATTTATGTTGATACTTCTAAGCCAATCCTTTTGCATTATTTCCCCAACTTCAAAGGGTTCATCCATCCATTCACCTTCCCAAATATCAAGGGGAACATCCACTTTCTTTTTCTCGATAACATCCGTTGGATATCTCTGCGGCCAATTTGAATTGCCTTGTGAATCGAGTATTGGGAATGAGAAGTGACTTTTGGGAAACAACTTTTCAAGTTGAACAATCGGGCAATCTTCAGTGATGCGGTTTCCGAATGTGATTGATAAACCGTCATCTTCCATTTGGCGATACAGTTCACCCGTAATGAAATCAACAACCTTTTCATTATCATTTGAACTTCTAACACTGATACGGTTATAAAGGTCATCGTTGAGCGAAATTTTAAAGCGGTTGAAATCTTCATCAACTTGACCACGAAGCCCGGTTTCAATACTGGATGCTAAAAGCACGGTGTTATTAATGATATAATAGCCTGCCGAATCCTGAAGAAAGTTGATATCGTAATCGTAGTTAAGTAAGCGGTTCTTCTTTATCATCCTGGCTAAGTGTGCCGTGCGTTGTTTTGAAACTTCAATTGTGCGAAGGGTGACATTGATGATGCCGCCGATTCCCATCACCAAAGGCTTTATACCTTTGGCAACAAAACCAAAGGCGCTTTTCCCGGATTGGGGGAAACCTGAAATGGTATGATTGCCGATCTGAAGGTTGGCGATATGTTTGTGAACGCCGTTAAATTCATGGGTGAAGATGTTGGGGAAGTAAATCCGGCAAAATTCTAAATCGGATTTGTCAGCAAGTTCCCGTCGCCGTGCTCTTTTTTCCGGCTGAAATTCATCTTCCCTTACATCATTTTGAATGGAAAGAAGAAACTTTTCAAATTTGGCGTCTAACGATTTGACCTTGCTCTTGTTCATAATGGCCGTCTTGGTTCTGTTTATGCGCTTAAAATCCGATTCGAACGGCATTCGAACCGTTCGGGAAATAAATGATTGATGTTAATTCAATCTTTGAAGTAGAACGTTTTTGAATTCCCGGATTGCTTCACAAAATTCATCATTTACTAAATGCCGGTGGCGATTGTTAAAAAAGAGCATCATATCAGTCAGCATATCGAACATAACCGCCACTTGATTTTTGGGATCGGTGACTTTTTCCAAAGTCTTTTGAAGCTTGGATAGGGCATCCGACATTTTCACAACATCCATATCTTCAGAATCAAGGATTTCGTTAATCCTTGCATAAAGCTTTACAGCCATATTTGCCGGGGAAGCGGCAGCATATTTTTGCTTGCGGTATTCCCGCCGTTCATCTTCCCAGGTTTTCCCGGTATCAGGATCAGGCTTTTTGCTCCAAGCCCTAATTGTGTTGAAATGCGGATTTCCGCCCAATCTATCGGAAATTTCCTTTGGCCCTTTGTTATCTTCAACAAACAACTTTTTGGCCTGATTAATTACTTCATGGGGAAAAGTTTTCATAACGGCAGTTGCTCCCTTTGCATCACTTCCTGATCCGGGTGAACTTTCAAACCAAGCTTTCGGAATTCTTCAGGATCAACAATCCATCCTTTGTCATAGGCGCTATCGATCACGTCAAGGCGTTCAGAAACGTTGATCGGCTCAGTAGTATCAATTTGGAATCGTGGAAAACGGGTGTCAGTGAAGTTTCGGGTGTGAATGATTCGAATAAGCCGGTTTAAATGACGCATGATATAGGAAATATCATCAATGGCTAATTCTTTTCTGACCTTGAACGGGGCAAGGTTCTCACCGAAATGCGCACCGGTGGTTTCTGAAACCGCATTGGCATGACCCAAAAGTGAAATACTGATTGCATTGTCTGCTTGCTCAACGAATCGCCGGTGGTCGCCTGTTGAACGATTGGTTTCCAGCATTTCCACACTTGCACCATCAGGCATAGTTCCCCGGCTTGAAGCAGCAATAGCATTTACCGCATCATTGATAGCAGTCTTGAAATCCTCCCCGGCACTCATCGGATATTTGCCAATAATGATTGCTTCACCGAATGTTTCAAGAAAGGATGCCCATGATTCAAGGCCAAAGTTTTTGAGGATATGATCACGCAGTACCGGAAGCATTAGAGGCTGTTCCCTGAATTCACAAACAAGGGTTTCTTCGGGGATTTCTTCTAACCTTTTTCCAAAGTCGATTCTTAAAACGCCATCTTCATCATATTTGAAATACTTCTGTTGATAGGCTTTAAAATCAACCGGGATTTGGCGGCCATCAACAACATCCCAAGTGAAATCTATGACTGAAAAAGTAAAGAGTGCCGATTCATGAATTTTCTTAAACAAAAGCCTTGTATCAAGTTCACTGAAAACCGACTGGTAAAACAATGCAACTTCTTGATCAGCTTCCTTTTCTGGATCATAAGGGACAACACTCCAATCCCTTTGAAACCCGGCCCGCCTTCCGATAAGACAACCTGAAACGTGCGAATCGGTTGTTGCTTCCCGCATCAATTCTATAAGCTCACCGAATTGGCCTGCCTTATATGATTTGTAAGCTTTCTTATAGAATGTTGGTGTGAAGCTTACACGGGGATTAGTAAGCTTTTTATTTACTCGAATCATTACATGCCCTTTTCATTTTAGGACAATGTAACGATTAGGATTCAATTTATATAAAGGGATCGTTCCACATATATATATGGAATGCAATGACTTTACATCAAATGCTGGGTCACCGTATCTCATTCCAAACAAACCGATCGTGACTGGGAAAC